TCTGTCTGTTTAGATAACGGCCCTTGTCTTATTCCAGTTGGATTTGGCTTGATGGCACCTTCTGGGGTTCTTATGATAGGCCTAGCTCTTGTATTGAGGGATTGGTTACAAGAACTAACTAATTGGAAGTGGTCTGCCTTAGCTATTGTTGTGGGAGCCACTATCTCTTGGTTAGTCTCTAACCCTTTTATAGCAGTCGCTAGTGCAGTGGCTTTTTTAACTGCTGAGTTATTTGATCTAGCTGTATATACACCCTTAAGAAAAAGGGGTAAACACATTGCTGTAGCAGCCTCGGGAGTTGTAGGGGCCATAGTGGATAGTAGCTTATTTGTTTATTTAGCTTTCGGCTCACTAGAGTTTTCTGCTGGAAACATTCTTGGTAAACTGTATGCAACTATTATTGTCGCAATAATCTTATGGTGGAGAGCAAATGCTACATTATCACGGAACTCCTATAACTCCTAAAGCCTCTATAGAAGCTATGAAAGGAAAGCATATGTGTATTTCTTTTTCAGACCCAAGGGACGCTGATTGGTCTATTAAAAATGCACAAAGCATTATGTGGGATAATGGAGCCTTTTCCTCCTACACTAAGGGTAAACCTTTTAAGAAAGATCAGTTTATAGCTTGGTTAGATGATAAGCTTTATGCCGCTAATTGGGCTGTAATCCCAGATGTAATAGATGGTACTGTTGATGAACAAAGGGAGATGGCGGCAGATTGGCCCTATCCTAAACATCTCTCCGCTATGGTTTGGCACATGGGACTATCCTTAGATTGGCTAAGAGAGATAATAGATAATTACCCTAAGTTTTGCTTTGGTTCATCTGGGAAATACTGGAAAGTAGGTGGACCAGATTGGTGCAGGAGGGCAGATGAGGCTTGGGATATTATAGAAAAGTCTAACGCTAGGCCTTGGGTTCACATGATGAGAGGCTTAAAACTGTCTAAGGGAAGGTGGCCCTTTGCATCAGCCGATAGTACTAACGTAGCAAGGCACTTTAAAGAGAGGGAAGATAGATGCCCAAAACAGATGTCCGATAGAATAGACGCTGTTCAACCGCCTATCAGATTTGAAATTAAACAAAGAGAGTTAGATATATGACGAATAATTACCTACCAACTGACTACCAGACTTTTATTGCTAAATCTCGCTACGCTAAGTATATCGACGGTGAGGGCCGTGAGGATTGGGGTGATACAGTAGAACGCTACATGGATAATGTGGTACGCCCTAAAGCTGGTAACGATTCTTATGTCAACCAACTACGGGATGCCATCTTAAACCTAGAAGTTATGCCCTCTATGCGAGCTATGATGACTGCTGGTCCAGCACTAGCCCGTGACAATACTGCTGGGTACAACTGTAGCTATTTACCAGTAGATGACCCTAAAGCATTTGATGAGGCTATGTTTATCTTGTTGTGTGGTACAGGTGTAGGCTTCTCAGTAGAGCGTCAGTTTATCCAGAAGTTACCAGAGGTTCCTGAGCTATTTGAGAGCGACACAGTGATTGTAGTTAAAGATAGTAAAGAGGGTTGGGCTAAAGCCTTTAGGCAAGTCCTTGCGCTTCTCTGGGCTGGTGAGATCCCTAAGTGGGATGTATCTCGTGTACGCCCTGCTGGTGCTAGACTTAAAACCTTTGGTGGTAGAGCATCTGGACCTGCACCTCTAGTTGAGTTGTTTAACTTTGCAGTTACTACATTCAAGGCTGCACAAGGACGTAGGCTATCTTCTATTGAGTGCCATGACCTTATGTGTTTTATCGGTCAAGTTGTTGTAGTTGGTGGTGTTCGTCGTTCAGCTATGATTAGCTTATCTAACCTGTCAGATGATCGTATGCGTTACGCTAAGTCTGGACAATGGTTTGAAACTGCTGCTCATCGTGGGTTAGCTAACAACTCAGTAAGCTACACAGAAAAACCTGACATGGAAACATTTCTACGGGAGTGGCAAGCCCTAGTGGAAAGTAAGTCAGGTGAACGTGGTGTCTTTAATCGTCAGGCAAGTAAGGTACAGGCAGCTAAGAATGGACGTAGAGATCCTAACTATGAGTTCGGTACTAACCCCTGTAGCGAAATTATCTTACGACCAAATCAGTTCTGTAACCTGACAGAGGTTGTGATAAGGGCTACAGACACTGTAGATGACTTAGAGCGTAAGGTACGTCTAGCTACAATACTAGGCACTATCCAATCTACTTATACTAAGTTTCCATACTTGCGTAAGATATGGCAGAAGAACACAGAAGAGGAGAGATTACTAGGTGTATCCCTAACGGGCATCATGGACAACCGATTAACTACCAGTCAAAATGCTGGTCTTGAGAAAACCTTGGAAAGGTTAAAAAATGTTGCAATATCTACGAATGCTGAGTGGGCTGAACGCCTTAACATCCCTGTTGCTACTGCTATCAGTTGCGTTAAACCAAGTGGTACTGTCTCCCAACTTGTTGATTCTGCTAGTGGCATTCATGCTCGTCACAGCCCTTACTATGTTCGTACTGTGCGTGGAGATAACAAAGACCCGCTGACTAGGTTTATGGTTGATCACGGGATACCTAATGAGCCAGAGGAGTATAATCCAGAGCAAACTACAGTCTTTAGCTTCCCTATCAAGTCACCAGAAGGAGCAGTCACTAGAAACGATATGACAGCCGTAGAGCAGCTAGAGATGTGGTTGACATATCAACGCTTCTGGTGTGAACATAAGCCTTCAGTAACGATCTCAGTACGCAATGAGGAATGGTTAGAGGTGGGTGCCTTTGTCTATAAGCACTTTGATGAGATGTCAGGGGTGTCTTTCTTACCTCACTCAGATCATAACTATGTACAACCACCTTATCAAGATTGTAGCAAAGAGGAGTATGAGGAGTTATTAGCTACAATGCCAGAATCTATTGATTGGTCTAAGCTTTCAGAGTATGAGAATGAAGATAACACCGCTGGTAGTCAAACAATGGCTTGCAGTGGTGACACATGTGAACTTGTAGATTTAACATAAGGAGAGAACAATGACTGGGATTGAAACACTTGCTGTATTCATGTTTTTAGTTGGCATCTTAAACTCAATATCATAGACAGGGGAATAGTAATGGCTAAGTGGGACTTAAGTAAGATGGAACCTGATAATGTAAATAGTCCACCACACTACGGACAAGGCACTATTGAGTGTATCAAATACATTGAGGACTTCCTAAGCAAGGATGAGTTTGTAGGCTACCTACGAGGGAATATAGCTAAGTACCTTCATAGGTGGCGCTACAAGAATGGCTTAGAGGATCTTAAGAAGGCTAACTGGTATCTGGATAAGCTCATACAGGTGGAGAGTAAGAAATGATAAGCCTAGATCAGTCAGTAGATTTAGTACACTTAGGCGTTACACTCTACTTGGTCTGGAAGGTACATAAACTACAACAAGAAGTGGACTATGCTTACTTTACACTGAGTAACCTACTAAAGTCTTTAACCAGTACGTTTAGAGCAATGACACAATGAAAAAAGCCCCTGCGTCCAACTAAGGATACAGGGGCTTAAGTTTGTCTGGGGTAGTCTTTTTGTTGTTATTACTTACCGAAGAATTTAGATACTGATCTAATTCCTATGGATGCTGATACGATCCCACCAAGGGAATACTGATACCATGTTGGCATAGTCTCAAGTGCTGCAAAACCAGCTTGCACTATAGCATTACCCCAATCACCACAAAACGCTAGTATCAGGGGAATACTGAAGAGTAGGGTTATCCACTCATCTTTCCAGCTATTCTGTGTAGCCTGGATTGCAGCTAGATCCCAATCTATCTCACCTGTAAGCTGTTTCTTCTTGATCTCAGCCTCAGTTAGTTTGATCTGTGTCTTACTGTCAATTACACTTGTAGCTAGACCAACTACACTACCTATTATTTGACCAATCATTATTTCTTCTCCGAATTAAGCCATACAGCTATCGTACCAGTCATAGCACCACTAACGACACTAATCATAGCACTCTGTTGAGTACTTAAGTCATCTAAGCTGATTCCCCACTCTATAACACGTATATACATAAGGGTCATAACTACCATCATAAGTCTGGGTAGGATCTTCCACTCTAGGAATCTTTCCATAGTCACAGTCATATTAAACCTCTACGTCTAGTATTCTACCTACATCTATAGGTGCTACAATTCTGCCATTAGGACTGTAGGCTAACTCAGCCATACTTCTCTGCCTATTTAAAAGTTCTTCAGCCTTCTCCTGCCAGTACTTGTCAAGCCTTATGGTAATCTCACTACGAGTAGCTGGCTCTACAACCTTTGGCTTATCAGCGCTAGTCTTAGCTGGGGGAGTGGGGGATGTAGTCACTGTAGTAGCTGTAAACTCAGGCACTTGATACATCTGAAATGGAAAAGTACCCTTAGCTTCTAAGCCCATTATAGCATCCCCTTTGATGACATTATCAGAAGTGCAGCTATACCTGTTATAATAGACAACACAACCAGAGTACCCCCAATAACAACTACCTTCTCTACCGTCTCTTGCTTGCGGAGCCTATCAGCAGCTTCCTTCTCTTTACGTTCTCTACGTGTTCTAGCTCTGATTTCCTGTAGCTCACCCCAAGCGGAGTAACCTCTAGTAGCTATCACAATGGCTCTGAGTTCTTCTTCAGCATCCTTAGCCTTCTGTAGTTTAACGAAAGTCTCCATACTGTTCTCATCATCACCTGAGAAGAGACTGTTCTTCTTCTTATTGTGGTTGTTCCTTAGTTCATCGACACCATCAAAGAACTCACCAATTTGTTTAGTAACTGAGACAAGCTCTTTACCTGCACTGACAGCAGTCTTGACCGCAGCTAGAGCGGTGAATGGGTCTACCATAACAATCCTTACTATTCATTAGCCATCTTTTCTACTGATTGTCGGATTGCTTTAATGTTTTCGTCTATACGGGCCATAGATACTGCTTGCCTTTGTGTGGCATCTTCTACAATAGCCATCCTAGACTGTAGACGCATGATCTCTTCACCATTACGTTCAATGTCTGACATCATCATAGAGACAGTCCACACAATAGCTCCTGCTTGAGCTATAAGACCAAAGATAAGGGTTATAGGTACACTCCTAGAGAGGTGCCAATTATCTTCATCCTTGGTCATGCTGGGTAGACTTTACGATCAAGTTCAAAGTGAGGGGCATCATAGAAGCTCTTCCAGTCACCACCCCATACGATGGAAATGTCAAGCTCTTCTGCTGCATCCTTCATGGCTTCAGCCATAGTTTCAAACCTATCTAAGTCTTCCCAATCTACAGGCCAAGGAACCATGTCTACAGCATGGCCTGTGATGTGTCTTGAGTTAAGTGTAGTTGACTTACCCTCTTTGAGTAGTTGCTTCTGTCTATCAAGATGACGTATACCTTCGATAACTGTGAAGTCTACCTCAGTGATCTCTATTGCCTTCTTAACTACAGCTTGCATATCAGGGTGGACACCTGACAAGTTCTGTAAACTACGTGTTCCTAGTTTATATCCCATAACTTTAACCTTCCAATGCGGCTATATGTTTAAATTGCAGCGATAATAAACGC